AATCGAACACTGGACACCGGTATTGCCAACTTATCTATGAATACCGGTATGTTAGGGGGTTCTGGCGGCGGCGCGGGCGGTACGGGTGGTGTTGTTTACAAAAGTGGTCCTTCAAAGGGCGTTTCTTCAAACAAACGCAACCCAAAAAGAGCGGGCATGGAATACATGTCTGACGGCGGCGAGGCTGAAAAAGAATATCTTTACGGCGTAGGTCCGGAAGGTTCTGGCATTGGACAGTTACTTAGCCCTTTACTTCCTGTTCGCCGGGAAGTTATAGAACCCTACCAAGAAAATTTTTCAGACTCTTACGTTGGTCCCGATGGGCAAGTATATGTAGATAGAACAATAACACCCGGTCAGTATGGCGAGCCGGAGTTTACCGTGCCGCAAGCGGTCCAAGCTTTTATGAACTTCAAAGGTCTTGCCCGTGATCCGGAAGCCCGTGAGGCTGCTTTACGAGTCATAGGTGCCCTGCCCGAGGTTCCTGCAGAGTTATCTCGCCGCGCTCAGATGTCAACCCAAGCCGCCTTGGAGGGTAAGGAGCAGGTATACGACCCTCAAACAGGGTCCGTTGTAGATTCCTCAGAGGTTCTTTTAACGGCACCACTGCTCACGGCCCCCGGAACAGCTTTGAGCATGGCCCGGGCAGGTGATGCAACTGGCACTGTGATGGGAATGATGGGCGGCTCAAGAGCGCAAGGCCCCGTTGGGGAGGCCGCAAAAGCAGCGGAAGAGATGTTTGATGAGGGTCGCAGAGAAACAGCCGTTTATCGCAAGACTGGCGCAATTCGTCTTACGGAAAACAAGCCGGGTGTTTTTATTGACGCTGTGGGGGAGGGAGGCTTAGACACTTCTAAATTTGAAGAGCTTATAAATCGTACTGGTGGTGTACACGGCAGTATGACAACCTCCGCTTTTACGGATCTTGTAGATTTTCCAAATGGTTTACAGGCGTACCCAGAGCTTAAAGATTTTAAAATTGAATTTTTAGATGAAAGCAGTCCGCTTTGGGGAGAAAGTAGTTCACCAATTAAGTTTTTAGGGGATGAAACCGCTGTTTTTCCGGGTTTTTATGTAAAAAGCCGTTTTAACGTAAGAGACAATACTCACAGACCTTTAATCTATAGCAATCCTAAAGCAGCGTTTGCTTTAGCTATACAAGATTATATTTCTCAAAAAGAAGGGTTTGTTAGACCAAAATCGCTCAACCCCTTTGAGCAACCGAGCCAATCAGCACGGGATGCGATAAACAGGTCGGCTCAGCTTAAATCGACGCTAGAATTTCCAGAGGATTCCAGCGGTCCAAAGCAAACGCTCTCTCCAATGGACGAATATCGAATTGCTCAACTCAGGTATCCAGCCACGATAGAAGAGGGAACAACTTCAGAGTTAGCGGGCATTCGTGAATCAGCAATGAGGTTTGACCGCCGTTTTAATGACGCAGATGAATATAAACGCAATGTGGTGCAGGCTTATGGCATACAAGAGCTAGATAAATATCCAATTTATTTTGGGGATCTCCTTGGCGACATGGGCCGTCCCCCAAAGTTCACAATAGAATACCAAAGCCCTTTATTTGACATAGTTGAAAACCTTACTCAAGAAAGAGGCACGGGCAATCAATTCCTAGCCGCGATTAAAAAAGCAGGCGCTAAACAAGAAGATCTTTTGTATTCGGGTTTAGAAATTTTTCTTACTAACAACAACGCGGTTACTAAAAGTGAAATAAGGGACCGGTTGTATGAACGAGAAGTGCCTGTATATGAGAAGTTCTTAGAAGATGAGGCGGGTAAAAATAATTTTTTTCCTACCTCATACACTACAGGCAGCAGCAGCGATGAGTTTGAATTAGCGCCAGAAGCTCAACTTCGTGACCCACGGTCCTTGGCGCTTGTAACTCAAACGGACCCTTTAACAGGTACTGCAGCAGATGGATCAACCGTGGGCTTGCATAACAAGTTACCCGAAAACACTTTTTCGCACATGCGTTTTAACACTCGCACTGTCCGTGTAAACGGAGAGCCTGTTGAAGTTTTGTTCATCGATGAGATTCAATCGGATTGGCACCAACGTGGTAACAAAATGGTAAGTGATTTGATTGAACTGGAGGCCCCCAATCCGGAAACAGGCAAAAGATCCGGAAAGATAGTTGGTGGTGAAGCTTTAGAAGAGTTAATAGATCAAAAATTAGCGGAAGTACCGGGTATTCAATCCGATAGCACTATTCCAAATAAAATTGCTGATGAAGCAATGGAAAAAGCGGAAGAAATACAACCCGGTTTCCGTGCATTATTTGAACAAAATTATGAGCCATATTATGTTAGCGACGTGTATAGAACAGAATATTTTAAGGCGGCTAAAAGGATATTAGATATTTCTGATGCAGAAATAAAAGCTTTCGCCAAGAAAAAAGTTTACGGTAACGCTTTGCCAGATGCGGCTTTTAAAGATAATTGGCACGAATTGTCATTTAGACGATTGGTCAGGGAAGCTGTTGAAGAGGACTTGGATGGGGTAGCTTTTACTCCAGATTATTTGCAAAAAGCGCGTTATGGTCGGGATTTTAAATTTTACGACAAAGTTTTAGCTCCGTATGTAACAAAGTATGCCAAGCGCAACGGCACAAAGCTTGAGACGGCAGGTTTACGTTTTGCGAGTGATGAAGCAATGGAGAAGGCAGGTTATTCCTCTGACCTCCCTGTTTACTACATGCCGCTCAGTGATGAAATTAAAAAAATGTATCGTAAGCCAATACCCACGTATGCCATGGGCGGTGGCGTGGGTTCCATGGCCCCTGTAGCGACAAATATGTTCCAAGGGTATGATGATGTGCGACGTGGCGTAGGCTCTTATGCCCCGCTCATTAGGAGAGCTTGATGGCTAATGGTGATGACATAGCCCAGTTGGCTTCTTTGATGGACAGTACGGCCATGGGGCCGGAGTCTGTTGAAGAAGAGATGGAAATAGACATAGAAGTCGCGGCCCCCGGCACTTTTGTTGGTAAAGTCAATGAAGTGCTGCCTGACGGTATAGAGATTGAGCCCCAGGAAGATGGTGGCGTAGTAGTTGATCTGGACCCGCAAGAGATGATGGGGATAGATGACGGCGATTTTTACCGTAATCTTGCGGAGGATTTGAGTGATCAAGAGCTAGCGTCTTTGTCTTCTGATCTTTTGTCTGATTTTGAATCGAACAAATCTTCTCGTTCTGAGTGGGAAGATGCGTATTCCAAGGGCCTTGAGCTTTTGGGCTACACCTATGAAGAGCGGACGATGCCTTTCCGGGGCGCTACCGGAGTGACGCATCCGCTTTTGGCGGAAGCTGCCACGCAGTTTCAGGCACAGGCGTTTAATGAGCTTTTGCCGCCTTCGGGTCCGGTCAGGACACAGATTGTGGGCGAAAAGACCCGGGACAATGAATCTCAAGCGTTTCGTGTCAAGGAGTTTATGAACTACTACATCACCAGTGTGATGGAGGAGTACACGCCAGAGTTTGATCAGATGTTGTTTTATCTGCCTTTGGCGGGGTCTACGTTCAAGAAGGTGTACTACGACGAGGCGATGGATCGTGCCGTCAGTAAGTTTGTACCTGCCGAGGATATTGTGGTGCCGTATGGCGCTAGTGATTTGGACTCGTGTGAAAACATCACTCAAGTTGTGAAGATGACTTTGAATGATTTGCGCATTCGTCAGGTCATGGGGTTCTATAGAGACATACCTGTTATTCCATCTCAATCTAACAACAGTGATGTTGTTGATGAAATGAGTAAATTAGAGGGTATGGAGCCGGGAAATCTAGATTATGACTGCACTTTGCTGGAGTGCCATGTCAATCTGGACTTGGAAGGCTTTGAAGACATGGGGGAAGATGGCGAGCCTACAGGTATAAAAATACCGTATATCGTCACAATAAGCGAAGATAACGGCCAAGTATTGTCTGTTCGCCGCAACTTTCGCGAAGATGATGAACGAAGGAAAAAAATACCTTACTTTGTTCATTACAAGTTTTTGCCGGGGTTTGGGTTTTATGGCCTTGGTTTGATACACACGATTGGTGGTTTGTCTCGCACGGCCACCGCAGCACTGCGTCAGTTGATTGATGCGGGTACGCTGTCCAATCTACCGGCAGGCTTCAAGGCCCGTGGCCTACGGGTCAGGGACGATGA